GAGTTGTAAAGGTTCATCATGGTCACGTATACGCATACCACGTGCTTTGAAACCTGCTGGTAGATTGGCAAGAGTACCTGCATCAATTAACTGTCGCAAAACACTTGTTGCAGTTCTTGACAATCCACCTAACATGTGAATTAAGCCAAATCCATAAAAGCCTAACCCTGGGAGGAACTTGTAATGTACAAAGTATTGTTTCTTTTTAAAATTAGGATCGTTTGGTTCATAGTTTCTTCTAATAGATAAAATTTTAGATGAGTATTGATCTATAGTAACCACGTAAGGAAGTTTTACACCAGATGTATCTTCAAACTCAGGAACGTCTGCATCGACATGCATTTCTAAAATTACATGTTCATCATCATCGCTTGATGAAGTTGCACCATCTAATTCATTTATTTTTTCCTGCACATCATCATCAGTGCTTACTGATCCTGATGTGATTGGTATGTCACGATAAAATCCAGACACTTGTAATTTTTTTAATTCATTAGCTGACATTTTCACAATGTGCGTAATTCTTTCTGCGTGTTCCAAATCTGTAGCTGCATAATTTATTACACAGTCTTCACTTGACACAAACTTTGCAACGCAACGTTTTAATATTTGATCGTAGTAAACTTTTTTAAATGCAGAACCTGATAATGGTAAATAGAATAATAGTTGATCCATCTCTGGGTCATACTCTTCCATCACATTTAAAATGTAATAGTTCATGTATTCTTTTACACGCTCTGCTTGTTGTTCTATCATTGGATTAGCTTCACCAACTATTTGTGTGCGAACGGGGCCGCTTGGGGGGAGGAGTTCCTTATAAGCTTGGGCTTGAAACTGTGTTACAGATTCTGCCAATAAGGGATGTACGACCCCTGACGCACCTTCGAAAGGTTGTGTTCGGTTTTCATATTTGAATCCTAACATATCGAGCCCTTTGATATAGGTATCTTCCCAATCTTTACGTGACTCTCTATCCCCTTCGAAATTATCTACCAAGTCTGTAGCAAACTTGGTTAACTTGTCATCATCAATGTATTCTGCTAAATTTGCATCAAAAGGAATTTGTGATTGATCTATTGGCTGTTCGCCAGCAATCTCTGCACTTCCATCTTCTTGTATTTCAAAACCGTCAAAGGTTACATTTTTTTCAAATTGTATTTCTTCACCTAATGGTTCAATATCCAACGCTTTTTCTACAGCGTCCATTGCTTTCTCTATTTGATTCTTTGTTTTATCTACCATTTACTATTCCACCCTTTGCATACGCAGAAAAACTACTTCCTACGTTTTTATTATCTTTAAGATTTAACATTTTGACTTGCCCAAAAACTCTTCCCTGATCATCCTTTATAACAGTATTTAACAAATTTGCACCTGTTTTTTTAGATGCTTCTTTCAAAGCACCATTGAGTATAGGACCATACGCAGCGACATTACCTTGGTAATCTCTACCACCTGGTGATAAGTTACGGTTTTTTATTGCAGGTGTTGAAAACGCTACACCATCATAGTCACCATCTTTTGCTACACGTACTAAATACTTTGCAACAAACTCCATGTATTCTTTTGATGTTTGAAAAGGACCCATGGCAACATCACCACCTTGTTTACCCTCTTTAGTCATAGACTCAGCAATAATAACTCTAATTTTCTCACGTTCTTGTCTTAATTTAGGTAGTGCAGGTGATCTAGGATTTGTAGCTAATAAATTTTCTATTTTAAGATTTATTAGATCTAATTGTTGTTTGTTTGCTGCCAACTCTGGTGGAGGTGGCATATCTTGACGGTATGCATAACTTTGAGAACGATCAGGTTTACTTCCTGTAATTTTAGCTTCTCTAAGTGCACGTTGTATTGGTTGATGCATATCTGATTGTATTTCTTCTACAAACATTAGTCTTCTACCAAACTCATCTGTTCTATCTGACACACGTGCGTGAACAATACCACCAGCTCTTTGCGATGATGTTAATCCAAAATCATGTGCGTAAGTGTATGTTGGTTCGCCAGTTCTAAGTTTGCCTGGTTCATACTTAAACAAAAATTCACGGTAATTATCGCCACCTGGCAATGTTTGTTGTCCTGCATAGTTAGGTCTACGTGCAACATCTTCTGGTTTTAGGCCAACACCACGTCTATCAAGTGCTGCTGCTAAATTTATCAATGGCTCACGAACTTTGAAAGGTATTGGTGAAGTTAACGCCACACCTTCATTCAAAGCGCTTTTGATACCAAAAACTTTTTGCATGTATTGATCTACATTTGCTGCAACTTTATCCAAAGCTTGTTGATTTATCTTTTCTTCACGAATTATGCCTGGCAATGAGTCACGAAGGTAGGATAAAAAGCCTCCTACACGTGGATCTTCAGCTTTTGGGTCTACTTTTTGTAATTTTTTGACCATATTTGCCAAAATACCTCTAGATCCCGGTTGTCCAAGGGCCAAGACGTCCAATTTTGGTGAAATTTCATCAAATTCCTTAATTATATCGGCTTTTGTAAAGGTTTTTGTGCCTTGTGACTGTAAAAAAGGCCCAAGCGATGTGTCTAAGAGCTCAGATTTCTTAATTCCTCGCGCATTTAGGTAGTTTAACCACCTATCTGCCGACATTTTCTCCATTGGAGCGTCAAGTAACGCCTCTCTGGACTTGTAAAATAGTGCTGGAGTGTCCTCTTTTGCTTGTACAGGTGGTTTTGTACCAACTTTGTACATATTTCCTGGTTCACCAGCTCTTGCAGCGTCTCGTAAAAAGTCTCTAGCTGCTTTTTCACTTTTAAAATCTTTAATTGGTAAACCAGCTTCATCAAAAACAGTGTAATATGTTGATCCAGATTTAACAACTTTAGCGTCTTCTAAATCAAGTTTTGTCGTTGATCCTTTACCTTTCGGTGCCGCAATCTTTGGCGCATACTGACGTAGTGGTCCTAATACTCTAGCTAAAACCATTACTCTAATAAACTCGCTATGCCACCACGAAGAAAGTTTCTTTTTAAAAATTGTGTGGTAGGAAACAATAAATTTTTTCCTGTTTTGGTACTAGTTCCAAATGGAGCGTCTTTCAATATTCTAGTTAAATATTCGTTAAGCTGTTTAACATCCATTGGTCTCCCTGATCCAAAAGTTGTCATGCTAAGTGTTCTTGGATCTAAAACAGTTGTTGTCATACCTGCCTCATCCAAAATTTCACCAACCTTTGGTAAATTTTTTAATTTATTGCTTGGGTTGTATAAAAAAGATTCTATTCCTCTTTTGGCTACATTCATAAAAGTTGGTTCTGCAGTCATTAAATATGGATTAGTTATTAAACTTTTAACACCTTCTTTATCTATACCTCGTTTAAATCTAAAAGGATTAAAAGATTGAATCATCTGATTTCTTAAAGCTTGCACTGGCATCAAATGTCCTACGCTGCTTGATCTAAGGTTGGGTGCAAGAATTCCTAAATTATCTAATATGCTAAATGTGCCTTGATTCATCATACTTCTTGCTAAATCTCCTCGTGCTCCTATAATTCCAGAAAAGTCTCCTCCAGTAAATCCTGATTGCTCTAAGGCTTGAGGGTACGTAAGTTTTTTCTTTGGATAAATCATGTTTGACCCACGCATTGCTTGTACTGCACCATAGACTTCGGGATATTGTGTAGGATTAGCTTTTACATCACGAATAGAATGACCAAATTGTTTTGCTGCAAGTGCTAGTTGTCTTTCATAGGTTACGAGGCTTGGATTTAAAGCTTGTTGAGCTACAGTAGTCGTGCCTCCGGTGCCAGCTAATTTTTTTCTTTCATCAGTTAAAGAAACTCTAGTGTTTACTGGATTGCCTCTTCGACCAAGGTCTTCAACGTCAATACCTATGAGATTAGCTATAAAATTTTTTTCTGGTTTAGTAAATCTTATGTTATCGACATTTGTTCCAGGTTCAACTCTGCTAGAAAAATAATTTTTAAATGCATTAGGATTTGTACGATTTGCTACAAACGTTTTTAAATCTTTTTTATCTCTTCTACTTAAATTAGAGACGAATTGACCTAATGATCTTATTCTTCCCATTATTCAGTTGCTGGTAATTGTATTGTTAAATCTAATCCGTCAGGTGTTTCTTTATAGTTTGGAGTATCACGAAAATATTCAGGAAACATCATAGCTGCTCCAGTTTGAAGAATGCCTCTAGGTAGTGAACTAAACCTTAAACTTGTAGTTCTATTTAACGGTATTTGTTGTGAGAAAGTAGCTGGATATAAATTTTTTACAACACTACCTACACGGTTTGGTAATAATTTAGTTCCTTTCGTCAAAAGATTTCTAGCTAAACCATACGTCCCTAAACCTCCTGCCATGTTCATTAGAAAATCATCACCAAATAAAGCTTGACCCTCATCTGTTTCGTAATCAAGCAAAGGCTCCTCAAAAGAAATTGCGTCATTTAATAAACCCATGTCTCTTTCAAAAAATCCTAAAGGTTCACCACCTTTGTCCATGAACATTTGAGCAGTAAGAGGACTTATGTTTAATTCTCTAGCCAAACCTTCAACCATTTGTGGATATTGATTTTCCATATATCCAGGGAAATATGAATCTACGAATTCAGCTTCTTTAAGATTATAAAAATTATTTAAAGCATCTAAAAGTTCTTTTTCATATGGACCTGTTCCATCTTCAGCCATTCTTAAATTTCCATCTTTATCAAATTTTTGACTTACAAAAAATTGACTTTCAGGATTATTTACAGCTTGTTTGAATTCACCTAAAAAAGCTTCTTCTTGTGGGTTAGGAGGGCTTACATTAAAATCTCTAAATAAATCTCCAAGATTAAATATATCAGAATACATGTCAAAGCCCTCATCAGGAATGTTAAAACCTTGACCCCTTAAATAATTTTGAAATGAAGGATTATTTGCTACGTCTGTAGGAGTATCAAAAACATAATCATCCATAAATTGATCATATTTGAATTTAACTACAGGATCATCTGAATCAAAAAACATATCGCCTTTACCATAACCAGAACCAATACTTGGATCTATGTATCTTTGTCCTACTGATTCAAAAGGTATTTGAAATATATCGCCTAAAAATTCGCCTGTTAAATATGCTTGATTAGGTATAAATCTTCCTGCATCTCGAAGAAGAGCTCCTCTGTTGTTATCGCGATTACTTGAAACTGCACTGAAATAGTCTCCCATGCTAGTTCCAGTTTGACCTAATATATCTTTTCCAACATTGGCAAAATTCGTAATCATGTCGATACCACGTTGAAAGCGTGATTTAGGTTCTGAATCTGGTTGTGGTTTTTCTCTAATTATTACTTGTGATCTGTCGACCATTAATAGTAAGCCCTCCTCCTAGCTGTATCTACTCCTTCGTCTTCAAAGTCATCTTTTAACGTAATATGATAACCTTGTCTATATTTCATTAGAGCTTGCGTGGTTGAATCCACGAAATCATCATGATCACCGAAAGGGAATGCTGCGCATTCCTCTATGACTTCTTCGGCAAAAGTTTTTTTGGGCGCCCATATAGCTCCTGATTCAAACAGGGGAGCTACGCTGTTTACCCTCGCATGTTTGTCATTTCCTTTAGAGGGTGTAAAATTTATAACAGGTATTCCCATCTTTTGCAACTCATGAGTTAATGGTAATCCAGATGCCTTGGCTTCTATCAATACCATCTCCGGTTCCCAGTATTTATATTCTTCCATAGCCACAGATTTTAATTCAGGAAAATTCCAACGATCTTTCTTTGCATCTAGTAATATCAAACCTTTTTGTCCACCCTCGTCAGGATTAAATACACCCCATGTTGTAATGGCTGAGAAGTCTGCAGTTTCTTTTTTGCTAAATGCTGTGTCGTATGATTGTATAATAAAATCTAGTTCAGGTATGTTATCTTGTTCCCACTCGCGCCACCATTCACGTTTGATGATTGCACCTTCCTCGGACGTTGGCGCTTGCATCCATTGTGCTTGCCACTTGGTTAGAGGTATAGAAGCCTTGACGCTCTGTAATCCGTCCATGGACCAAAAGCCACCCCACATGGGTTTGTCATTTATCCCTC